AGTTACGAGGGCACATTAATTGATGAATTTATTAATCATGACACATACTCAGGTCCATTGAAAACATTTGATTTAGGAGAATATTAATGAAAATATTAGTTACAGGTGCTGCAGGATTAATAGGTAGTCACCTATGTGATAGTCTTTTAGAGATGGGGTGTGAAGTGGTAGGAGTTGATAATTTATCTTACGGTAAAATTGAAAATTTACCAAAACATAAAAATTTTACTTTTATTAAAGCAGACTGCACCAAAGATTTTTGGAGACTATCTAAACATTGTATGTGTGAGGTGTCTTGTGATTGTGATTTAAGTGGATTTCATTTTACATTCCATTTAGCCTCCTATAAAAAAACATATCCAAAAGTTGATTTTGAAAATAAAATCACCTCTTCTGATGTTATGATAAATAATTCTAGAATGATAAAAAAAATATCAGATTTTTGCCAAAAAGATAAATGCAAGTTAATATTTACATCAACCTCTGATGTATATGGACATCATGAAACTTTTAGAGAGGATGATAATGTTTCTATAACAAAAACAAATGTAGAGAGGCAATCATACTCATTAGTTAAGTTATTTGAAGAGCAACTTTTATTAAATCTACATAATGAGGGTTTACTAAATGTTTCTGTTGCAAGAATATTTGGTTGTTTTAGTGAAAGGTCAAATAAAAAATGGAGTGGTGGTCATGTTCCATTGTTCATGGATAAGGCTAAAAACAATGAGGACATCGTGATTCATGGAGATGGAAAGCAAACGAGAAGTATGGGTTATGTTTATGATATAGTGGATGGTTTAGTTTTAATGATGGATAATTTTGATTATTGTAAAGGTGATATTTTTAACATTGGTACTGATGAGGAGATATCTGTTTTAGACCATGCCGAAATAATTAAAGAAGAGGTCGGCTCTTCTTCTAAGATAATTTTTATAAGTGAAGAGATGGCTCATGGTAATTATCAAGATATTCGTAAAAGAAAACCAGACTTAAGTAAATCAAAAAAGATACTTAATTTTAAACCAACTTACAAGTTTAGAGATATAATTAAAAAAATAAACTTGATTAAGTGATAAAAAATTTGTATATTACAGGAGTATAAATGAAAGCGCCAGATAAAAAACTATTAACTGAGGAACAAATTAATCAGGTTTTTGATGAAATAAATCATTTTCAAGTTCCATTAGAAACTATTAATTTTGAGAAAAAACTTTTTGAGGGGTATCGCAATATCATAGTTACGGGTGCACCAAGATCAGGTACAACAATTACAGGTAAAATGTTAGCGGAAACCATATCGTTTAAATATGTGGATGAAAATGAATTCGGGTGTAGAAACTTTAAACAATTTAAATTGATATCTAATCAAGGTAAAAATGTTATTCAAGCGCCTGGTATTAGTCATATTGCTCACTTTTTACCAAATGATGACGACTTGGTTGTTTTCATGGTAAGACCTTGGTCTGATATAGTAAAGTCTCTATACAGAATACTAGGTAAATTAAGTAATTGGATTCTTACTGATACTTTATATGAGTATGAATTATTTAATCGTAAAAATCCAGGAATTAGATGTGATTCTACGCCGGCAATAGATACCGAAGTTGAGGATTATTTTATCAAACATGTGGATAGAGAAAGTTATTACTTGGAAATGACCTATAAAATGTGGAAATTTTATCAAAGAGATAAAATTAAAAATTGGTTACAACTAGATTTTGAGTCAATGAGTACACATCCACTTTGGATTGATAAAAAAGATAGAAAAAATTTTACAAGAAAACAAACACAATAATTTATGATTAATGAAAAAAATGTTCTCGGAATTACTTTAGCTAGGGGTGGTTCAAAAAGAGTCCCAAGAAAAAATGTAAGAAAT